CTGAACGGCTGGCCACCGTAAGTGCCGCGAGCCGTGGCGTTGAACGCCGAGTCGATCGTGGCGGCGTCAACGGTCGAACCCTCAATCGGTGACCAGTCGCCACCGGGCCGCAGGAACCCGGAGAGGTCGGTACCTCCCTGGATCTCGGTGAGGGTGGGGGCCGACGGGTCGGCGATCGTCGGGACGTAGTGCAGTTGGGCGATGCCGTCGAGGATGGTCTTGGCCATGGGTGTCCTCCTGGGACGCGAAACACCCGCCCTGCCGGGGGGCGGGTGGTGGTGTCGGGCTGGGCGCCCCGTTGCGGGGCGGTGGGTTACTGGTCCGGGTCAGACTCGATGTCCGTGTCGGTGGGTTCGTCGCCCTCCGGGGCGACGGGCTGCCAGCCGCGGGTGGCGAGCACCCGGGCGGTGGACTCGGGCACCTCGGCGGTGCCGATCGCCGGATGACGGATGATCACGGTCCTGGTCGTCATGGTACCTCCGGGAAGCTGAACAGCCTCCACAGCTGCACGCAATAGAAGACGGGTGGGGTGACATCGTTGTCGCGCTCGACCCGTCCCCACGGGTCGATGGGCTGGACCCGCATGACCCGCCGGCCAGCAACGGTGACCCCGCCGGCGAGCGCAGCGGACGCCTTGTCGGCGATGTCGCGGGCCTCAGCCGCAACCCTTCCGACGGCCGTGAGTTGAAAACGGGCGTCAACCCACTCATCCGGGTCGGCGAGCGTGCCATCGACCAGGCCACCGTCAACCATATGAAACACAACGCAGGGTGTGATGATCTCGGACCGGCCGGCAGGCCGAGGTGCCTCACCGTCCCCAACAACGAGCCCAGCATTCCTGAGGGTGTCGATGATGGCTTGGGCGTGGGCGTAGGCGCCGACGAGGGCCATCACACCTCCCGGGCGATCCGGCCCAGCTCCCGGACAAGCTCGGGGATCGTCTCGTCAGCTGCGGGACGAACGAACGGTCGGGGGCTCATCTTGACAGTGCCGCGCTCAAGGAACCTGGCCACGAACCAACTCGGGCCGACGTCCGCGTAGACACCGCCTTCACCGACGCTGGGGGTGCGGTCAGCGGTGATCGACGATCGGGTCTTGCCGCTGTCAACGGGGACCCGCTGACGCATCCGCTCCGCAGCCCGCCCAGCAGCCTTCACCACCGCAACACCGGCCTCGGCAGGCATCGTGATCGCCTTGCGCTGCCACACTCGGGCGACAGCATCGACACCTTCAACAACGATCCCACCCTTAACGCCCGGCCGGGTGGCCTCGGTGACACGACCAGTGCGGATCGCCATCAGGTGACCTCCTCGAGAAACACCGCGCAGGACACCTGCCAATCGTCCACGAGCACGTCAGTGATGCGAAACACCCGGCCGACAAGCCGAGCGTCCTTCGACGCGATGACCCGGAGCCGGTCGTCTCGGAGGACGAGCGTGTTGGCGGGGAGCTTGGCCCGTGCGGTCCGCAGCCGGACCTCAGTGTCGCCTGCCTGGACGTCGGAGCCTTCCCAGGCGTTCATGCGAATCAGCGCATCGCCAGAATAGACGGTGATGGTGGGTTCGGTGACGGTGCCGGTGCCGGGGTCGTAGCTGGGTTCGCCGGTGACCCGGGTGACCTCGACGGTGGAAGTCATGAGTCGCCGCTCGCTCCGGCGAAAACGGCGGATGGCGGAGTCGACGCTCACCAGATCAGACCCCTACTCGGATGGTACCATACGGTCGCCGATACTTGTCGAGAACCCGGGCCTCGTCGGGGAGCAACCCGTAGCTGCCGGCGCTGCCGATGACCCCGAGACGGTAGGAGTAGCCGTCGATGCTTTCGGAGACGACCCCGGAGTCGAGCGGGTCGGCACCGAGAGCGCGGAGAGCGACGTTGCACGCGACCCCGACGATGTCGGCCGGGGGGTGATCTGGGCCGGCGTCGTAGGTGATGTCGACGACCTGGATCGGCGCACCGGGCCGGCAGGTCGTGTTGATGTGCACCCGGTCGAGCCCGTCCCAGTTGTACGAGACGGGGTTGCCGAACCGGTCGGTGACGGCGGTGACGTCATGAACGGGGCGCTGGGAAAGCCGCACGACCCCTCGCCGCACCCGGGACCGCACCCGGTAGGTGCCTCGGGCGAACTTCTGGCCGGTGTAGGACTGGATAGCGGCGGAAACGTCGTCGAGCACCGCAGCGGCCCGGGCGGCCTCATCAGCAGTGAGGCTGCGTCCGAGCCTGGCTTCAAGATCTGCAGGGGTGGCGAACGCCAACGTCAGCCCTCCCACATCGGGGGCCGCTCAGCCGGATCGGTGGTGGCCCACCGCCAGCACCAACGGTCCCAGTCATCGGGGGTGTCCATGTCGTCGGTCCAGTCGGTGACATGCACCAGATGGCCGTGGTCTCCGCCCTCGTCGACCTGCCGGCCGCACAACACCCGGTAGAGAGCCCACCCGCCGGGGACTGGGTCCCCGCCGTGGCCTCGCCCCTCGAGCCGCCCGGACCGGTGCGCTTCAGCGACCTGCTCGCACGCGTCAGCGACCGCCTTGTGATGGCCGGGGTCGAACGCGAAAGCGAACAACTCGCCACCGCCATCAGCGGTGATGCGCCCCCACGCGGCCCATCCATCGATCGGGTCGGTGAGCACAGACCGGAGCGCGGACTCCCCCCACCAGACATCCCCGAACAGGATGACGGTGCGGTCCTTGCGGTCCCACAGGTGTCGGCATGAGGCGATCTTGTCGACGTCCCCGTTGCCCGGGTTCGGCTTGTCACGGGTGCGGGTCGCCCCGGGGACGAGGTAGCGCCGGTCGGACATGTCCCGCACAACGACCTTCACGTCGGCGCTGGGGGCGAACGTGTGGGTGAGCCGGACGGCCCGCTCGAGGAGCCGTTCGCCGCACAATGTCACGAGATGCTTGGGGACACCCCGATAGTTGTCCCAGCGGTCGGCGTCGCCTGCGCAGCGGATGATGACTCGCATGGCACCTCCTAGGCGGCGACGGTGGGGGCGAGAGCCTCGACGACGGTGGCGAACCGGTTGAGGCTTTCGGCGGGGTTGAGCTGGTCGGCCCGGGCCCGGGCGGCCCGGGACGCGGCGGCGTACACCACGGGGTGGTCGAGCTCGGCGAGTGCTCGCCGCCAGGCAGCGAGGTCGTGCCAACCAGCCCAAACGCCGTTGCCGACCCCGAGCGCCTCGACGAGACCCGATGCGGGATGGGCGATCGTGGGGATGCCGGAAGCGGCAGCCTCGAGCGCTACGCGACCCCAAGTCTCAGCAACGCTCGGCATGAGCAGGATGCGGGTGCGGGCCCACACGGTCCGCATGTCAGTAACCGGCCGGCGGATGACTTCGACGTTGGGGAGGGTGCGGATCATCTGCCTCCCCCATCCGCCGGCGACGGCGAGGAAGCGGCGGTGGGGTTCAGCGGCGGCGAGAGCCCAGAAGAGATCGACACCCTTGCTGGTGTTGAGATTGACGATGGTGATGAGGTCGTCGCCGGTGCGGCGGGTGCGGTGCTGCGCGGGGTCGACCGGCGGTGGGATGACGACCGATGGGCCGTCCCAGCCGGTTTCGCCCCGTTGCGCATCGGAGACGAACACGACGAGGTCCGCACCGGCGAGATGATGTGGCTCAACGGCCCCGTGGGCGACGACCACGAGCGGAGACCCGACCTGAGCCGAGAAGTGGCGGGCAGCCCTAGAGTCCCCGGCATGGCAGATGACCAGGTCGACGGGGTCGCCGGGGGATTCCCAACCGAGAACAGCGACCCCGTCGAGCTGGTAGCGGTGGTGCGACCACCCGGTGGTAACAGTGACGGTGTGGCCGCGGGCGGCGAGATGGCGAAACCACTCGTGAGTCGTCAGATAGGACCCGACCCTAATGCGGGGCGGGTACCAGGTGCAAAACGCTGCGATCCTCACGGGTGGCTCCGCCGTCGCCGTGCGGTCAGGACGACGTGACCGGCGAGTTGTCGCTGTTGGTCAGCCGCACGAACGCGTTCGGGTCGTTGACCAGGAACCCGAACTCGGCCTCGGCGAGCACAGCGACGAGGTTGTGCTCGAACAGGGAGGTCAGGGCCCCGCCGATGGTGACCGCAGCCTCGGTCGTCAGGCGATAGCGGATGCCGCCGACCGCCCCCCACGCGGCCTGAGTCCAGTCGCCCCCGAAGCCGACGACGTCGGTCAGGTTGCCGGAGGCGACACCCTCACCGAGGTAGCTGGGGCGGCCGAGCAGCCGGCCGCGGGTGAGCAGCGCGGGGGCGTTGCTGTCGGTCGGCAGGTCGGTCCAGATGGGCCGGCCGTTGGCGTCCACGGAGCCCCACAGGACCGGCTCAAGGACCGAGTCGAGCGCCCAGCCGTTGAACTGATAGCGGCGCCCGGACTGGTCGACGTCGCTGACCACGGCGGTCATGGCCTGGGTCAGGTCGACGAACACGCCGCCGTTCTGCTGGCTGGTGCTCCCGATCTCAACCGTCTTGCTCGTCTGGCCGATGTAGGTGCTGAACGGGCCACCGCCAGCGGCACCGGTGGGGCCCTCGTCGTGCAGCGCCGCCCTGTCGAACGCCACGGCGAACGTCTCGGCGAAGCTGTCGCGCATGACCTGCACGAACTGGGCGGGGTTGAGCCGGGCGACCTCCTGCGAGACAACGAAGATCGCGGCGATCTTCTTGGGCTCGATGGTCTTCGGCTCGATCGACCCCTCGCTGGCGGGCTTCTGGCCGGCCTCACCGACCCAGCCGGCGGCGGGACGGCCGGTCACGACCGGGATGCGGGTGCCAGCGGGACCGAGCGGGACCCGCTGAGCCAGCTGCATCACGACGCTCGACCGGGCAGCCCGCTCGAAAATATAACCGGCGGTCTGCGGGTCAATAAAACCCGACAGATCCGAAGTAGTGGTAGGTGCGCTAATGGCCATGTCTGTCCTCCTAGGGGACGCTTAAGAGCCCCGATGGGCTCGCTGTTTAGGGTGCGCCCCTCTGGGGGGCGGCGGTTAGGGGATGCCGAGCTGGCGGCGGAGCGCCTGCTCGAACTCGGTGGTCCCGAGCCCCGGGGTGTTGCCGCGGGTCCCCTGGCCGAGGTCAAGCCCTGCGAGCAGATCTCCCGGCGCTGACGGCTGCGGATCGGGCGCGGGAGCGAGCTTGGCGACGTAGTCCCGGACCCGGTCGGTGTCGACATCGCCGTCATCGTTCAGAAACGCCTTCAGATCGAGAGCGGAGAGAAGCGTGTCGAGCTGTTCATCGCTGAGCCGACCGGCGGCAGCGGCCCGAAACTCAGCGGCAGCAAGCCG